ATGTACCAACCACCTGGTCCTTGGAATGCATGAGAATAAACCTTTGCCCAAGGTAGATCCTCACCATCAGGTGCAGGAAGGAATCGAATGACAGCGTAACCATTACCGGACTTATCCAGTTCTGGTTTCCAAAGTCGCTCATCAGCACCACCTCTGGTAGTACTTGTCTTCTCGATCTCCTTAACTAATTTGGAGGTGAGCGAACCGAGAGAAGACTGTTTCTTTAGACTTGAAAAAGACATAGATTTGGCTTTTGTTTTTGGATTTGGCTTTTGTGTACCTTTTTATTATACTATCAAGAAGAAGTATTGTCAACCTGCTGTTTCATCACACCAATCATCTTTTCCATATTGGTAAAGACAGTTGCCATGTCAACGTCACGAGGCATACCCATCATGACAGCAGATTCTTGAATGTTCTCCTTCATTTTCTTAGCAGTAGGATCATTAGATAAACTCATACGAGCATAAAGTACCTTCTGCTTCTCAAGTAATTCCATAAGCAGTTCAATATGTTCTGCTTTGGATTCATTATCCATTTGAGGAAAATTAAAGACGCTTCCATAAACCTCCTCTTGGAGATCCTGAATGTCTGTCATTTCCTTACGGACAATATCTGATTCAAAAAAACTCAATTTCTTTCAACCTCATCGGAAGTTTCAGTTTCAGTTTCAGTTTCAGTTTGACTCTCTTGAATTTGTTCAAGAACATCAATAGCTCCTAGAAGTTTAAGACGAGTTTCACTGATAGTAACCAGTTGCTCTCTTAAATTCTTAAGAACTTCATCATTAGTCATGGCCATGAATAACAACCTCCTTAAGGACTTTTTTATAATGTGGTACATTAATATTTAGGAAGGGTGTATATTTTTTAATCCGTCTACTGACGGTTTGCCACACCGGATCATTCAACTTTTTATCAAAGTTTTTAACGTACCCAAGTATTCTATCACATATCACAAGAGTTTCAAGAGTAGTGTATCCACCCAAGTAACTTTTTAATATATGAGGGTGTCCATTGTTACAATCAAACACCTTATCCACCTCCCTGTCAAATAATACATCAGCATCTTCCTTAAAGGTATAAGATAATGATTGTACCTTCTTCTTCCACCGTGTAAAATTACTATCTCCTTCCTTTATTATCTCTCCTATCCATAGTGTCTCTGGATCTTTGCAAGATGCAAAGTTTGCTACAAAATAATCTTCAATCTCCTTATCAGGATGTGCTCTAGACATCTTCTCAAAAAAGTACCTGTCTTTACGCTTATAGAATGATTGTAAAGAAGCACGGGACCTACCACAATACTTGTGATAATCATACTTATCTTTAGTGAAATGATTCTTCATTGCCAGATAAGTTTTATAACATTCAAAAGGCATCATCCATTTAGTGGTTGAATAATAATTCTATTGTTGTCGTAATCTGCTTTAAATTCTAACTGAACATCATGTTCCCACATTAACTCCTCATATAAAGCATTGAGTCTATCCATGTCTTCCCATAGATCGTTTATGTGATAATGATCATCTTTGTCCATTGAAAAAAAGTAATAGGGGGAAAAATTGGCAGGATTTTTTTTGGAGCTTTTATGAAACTAAATCGGCAATTTCGCACGGGATGTGCGTTTTAAAAAGTTCAACTCTTGTGCATCGTATTTAAGTTTCTCTTTGAGAGGTTTCGATAAAAGTTTAGGTACCGACTCTAGTTCTATTGTGTTCTGATCACAATAGACAATGATTGCTTCAATATAATTTAGTGAAGCATTTTCATGTACTAACTTCTCAATGTCCTGTGCAAACTTTGATGGGCAGAGAAATTTCTTTTCTAATACTGCGTTGAGTTCTTTATCCATTACCATGAGACTGGAGATTATGGGAGACAAATTTCTTAATGTACTTTACTAATAGCTTAATATACTCGTCTTTGTTACGTTTGTCAAATACTTTTACATCTCCTCCTGGTGTTACCATCATAGTAATAAGTTTCTTAACAGGTATACCAGTTAACTCATAATACATACAGGCATATGCAGTTTCTTGTACGAAATAGTTTTCCAACCACTTCTCTGGTTTAATCTTTTCAGAAGTCTTAAAGTCTATGACTGCTAGTTCACCCTCATATTCAGCAATGCAATCAACACGACCAGCAATGCCAAGATACTCTGAGTAGAGAGTACGTTCGATTGCATGAACATTTTGAATCTTATCAAGGTAAGGTTTAGCATGATGGAACATAAATTGTGTAGCAGGAAGGAAGTTATTCCATTCCAAGTCTTTATTCTCTAAGTAAGCCTGTGCTGCCTCATGGTAATCAGTACCACGAGTAGTTGCTTTCTTAGTAATTCGATTCGCTTCTTCCTCTCCAACTCTCTTACGCCATTTGGCAAAGATGTGTCGATTATAGAAACTAGTAACAGAAGTTATTGAAGGAACCCACTCACCATTGGGGACTTGATAGAGTCTACAACCAGGTGTTTCCTTTTTTTCTAATTCAATGTCACCAAGAAAATTACAATGCTCAAACGTCATAACATACCCAAAGAGTTCTTTGCTAAGATGTATTCTTTAACTAAACCAGAACGAACAATATCATTGATATCAAATTCAATAGTGGCAAAGGATTCCATCATAGAAATAACTTTCATAAAGTCACCTAGCCCTGCACGTTCATGGCTGTTGCGAAGATCAGTTTGAACTCCGTCACCGCAGAAAATAATTTTACTATTATCTCCTACCCTAGTTATTATACTATCTAACTCATGAAAATTCAAGTTCTGACATTCATCAACTATAACAATTGCATTATCTAATGTAGTTCCCCTGATAAATGAGGTACTCCAGAAAGTCATAGTCTCTTGAGTTTTAAGATTACCATAAAGCATTTCAAAGTCTGTATCAGATGGCATCTGAAACATATACTTCACCATTTTCTTATATGGAACTTGGAAAAGAGAAGACTTATCCTCATGATCTCCAGGTAGGAAACCAATCTCACGTGTTGATACAAGAGAACGAACGATGTAAATCTTTTCGTATGGTGTATCTAAATCAAGGACTTCTTTAAGTGCCTTGTACACAGCAATGAATGTCTTACCTGTACCAGCACATCCATAAGCAAAGAGATGCTTTCCAGCATCATACTCACTAAAAAACTTCTCTTGATTGGGTGTAAGAGGATCAATGTCAACAAGTAGATCAGAATTGATTGGTTTCTTCCGTCTCATTTGCTTAGCCGTCAGTCCAACTCCAATAGGATCATCACCCTTCTTCTTCCTTGGCATACTAATCGTCCCCCTGTGTTGTACCAATACCTTTCTTGGCTAGTCTCGCATTAATGCCTCCAGATTTTTCGGCCTTCTTGAGAACTTCACCCCATCCAGGATTCTTATTAATAAGTTTATCTTTCCATTCACCCACCTCACCAAATCCAGGAAGGGTAGATGGGTCAGAATAATCTCTTAACCAATCTGGATTGTCTTCTGTCCACTGAGTCCAGTCATGAACACTCATCACGACTTCCTTTTGTTCACCAGTTTTAGTGTTAACTACAGGATACGTTGCCATAAAAGTTAATAATGTATTGTTATTTAGACCCAAGTAAGGGCTTCTGCCACTACTGGGAATTGTTTAGAGAATATTTCCTTACAGGTATTTGCAATATCCATATGCTCTTTCTGTGTTCCATGTCCAGAACGAAGATTGATGTAATGTATCCATGAACGTACACTACCAGTCATATAGATTTTAGTAGGAGTAGCAAGAGGTAATACAAACCTAGCAGACTCTTTTGCTATACCATCAGCAAGCATCTTTTTATATAAATTCATACCACACTTAAAATGTCTATCCATTCTCCAGTTATACCATTTCTGTAACAAAGAACCAATGTCATCAATACTATTCTGACGATTCTTTTTATCTTGTCTGCGTAGTTCTGGTAAAGGAATCTCTTCCCCAAGTAAACTACTATCAGCATACCTCTGAGAGAACTCTTGGTATGTAAATGATCTATGTCTTAGTATCTGGGCTGCTAATCCTCTAGTAGTTTCAATCTCTAGAGTCATAAATGCCTGTTCAAAGACGGACCAATGCCCGTGCTTTATGCAATAACCCAACAAACCACTGACGTTTGGATTGTCTTGGTTCTTTGGGTTGCTTACTCTCGCTACGTACCCCATCATCTTTTCCGCTTCTGGAGTTACGCTCACTAACTTCACGTTCATGCTGTTTCTTTTCAAGTTTGAGTTGTTTTCTAAAAATTTTAGCGAATTTTACTTCTTCCTTACTATACAATTCAGGATGTTTCTTTGCCCTCTTGAGTATCAGTTTGGCTGCCTTCTTGTCTTTCATACTTACCGTAATATGCTTTGAAATATAAAACTATTCCGCTAGTCGTCGATTGTTTACTACACCATTCATCTGCACACTCATAGATTGCTCTATTTGTATGAGTGTTTCCAAAAGTCTTTAGCAATAAAGACAATGCATATTGTCTAGTTTTACTATCCATCGTCATCCTCAAAAACCTCATCATAATCAAGAATTGGTGTAGAGAATGCTGGATTGGACTCCATTACATCAGTGTTAATGTAAGCATCAACATCAGAATAAACCTCAGACTCTAGTTGATCAACTAAGAGTTTAAGATTCCTGACAATTAGTTTTAGTTTCTCTTTGTCCATATGGTATTTATCACTAAAACATAATAGCATAAAAAAAGAGGGCTTGCAAGCCCTCTTAGCGTATCTGTAAGTCAGATATTATACAGCAACAAGTTTCTTAGAAACTTTAAGTCCACGATACATTAAATCGTGGTTACGATGCTGTTGAGCCTCATTGAGTACTTTTTTGTTGTACTCTGAAGTGTCGTACTCGACACCCCGATAAGTGACTTTTGCCATTGGTTTACTCCTGAAGTAGTTGGATTTTTAGGCCCCGTTCCTTCAGTCATGTGCGTCCCATATACATCCTTTAGTGCTATTCTTAACCATTCGAACCAGTTCGGTTCTATGTTGAGTTGAAGGTGATATCTTATCGATAAGACCTTGCCCCTCCTCACAAGTTAAAATAGCAGCAATTAAAATGTCCATGAGATGAACGTTCCGTTCCGTGACTTACTTGCGACCCTTATGGGTTGAACGTATGTGTTAATAATAACACAGTCATACTATATAGTCAAGTACTTATGTATCAAACGATACATATTTATATTCTTTTAACATTTCATCATGGATAGCACGTGCTGATGCGTTGTGTTCAATCAGTTTATTCATCCATACACGTTCTTCTAATGTAACAGGAACACCATCAGTTGTAATTATTCTGCATAAGATGTCCGTAAGTTCTAGTCTGTAGTTCGTGCTTAACATGTTCAATTGCCTGTGGTAGAAGTGCGTACTCTTGTCTTTGTATTGCCTTTGTTAAAGATTCTACATCATCATGAGGTAAAATAGGAACTTTACCCTGCATTATAATTTCTCCACCATCCAGTTCTTCATTCACATAATGAACTGTACATCCAGTCTCAACCTCACCTGCCTCCATTGCTCTCTCAACTACATTCAATCCTTTATACTTTGGTAATAGTGATGGATGAACATTAATGATGGGAGCAGGGAAAGCAGCAGGATTTTTTATTATCCTCATATACCCTGCTAATACTATAAGATCAACCCTCCATGATTCAAATAATTTTATCATCTGTTCTTCTTCTTTAGCATTCACATAGCAATGAGGAATACCAAATTTTGCTGCTCTCTTTAAAGCACCACATTTCTTTTTGTTGTGTATCATAATCACAACTTCATCCTTGTTACAGGTGCGAAGGATGTTCTCGAAGTTTGTTCCGTTGCCAGAACACATAACTCCTAGTCTCATTTTACTTCTTAGTAGTGTTGCTACGTGTTCTATTGATGATAGAGATAAACTTATCTCCAGCAAATGTGCCACCAAGACACACATCAATCTCATCACCATCTTGCCAATTTACATCACCATTCATTTTGGTGTGTAACATGGCTTCTTGTATCTGATCAATCACTTCTTGAGTTAGTTTCATTGACTCCAATCTTCATAAGGTGGTTCATCTTCATTAACACCATGCTTGAAACTTTTAGTATCAAAATATGAGGGTGGTAATGGTTTCACATTATCATATGCTCCTGCCAATTGTTTCTTATACTCACGTTCATCCAATACCTCATTCATTAATATCTTCAACTCTTTAACCATCTCAGGAGTATGTAACCT